TGCTCCTTTTGCTTATCTTCAGAATGTTCGTATTGAATGTGCAGATACTGGTTATGCTGGTATCTTGTTTGGCGATGAAGTGACACCTAACCCAGCCAAGGGTGCTTATCTGGGTACGATGAGACACTGCCGAGTGTGGGCATTTACGAACACAGGTATTCGTGTAAATTCAACGGGCTCTCTTTGGCACTTCGACCAGTGTCATGTAAGCTCGACTGTTCCATCAACTACAGGCTTACTTATTTCTAAAGAAGGTGTTCGTGTAACTGGTGGTCAGTACGGTTCAGGAGCAAACGGTATTCCTATCCACGCCTACAACTATGCAGGTGAGGCGCAAGGTCCAACTATTGATGGTTGCGTCATGGAAGACCCTAGAGGTGCTGGTGATTATGGTATTGTAATTGATGGTGCTAGTCCATTTGTGGGAACAAACATTGTTAATATCTCAGCCAACTTTTCTGCTTTAGCTACCCTATCAACATTAGTTAAATTTGCTAACAGTCGTTATGGCAGACTGATGTATCCTCGCATTGTCAATCCAACAACCACCTCTGCTAGATTGGTTGAGTGGGACGGTGGCATTAGCAATGAAGTTTATGTAGACTATCAGGCTGCAACTGCTGACATTGTTTATACTAGTGGCGTCAACCCAATCAAGTATGTAACGGGTATAGTTAGTCGGGCTAATGTTACTAATGTAACTACAGCAGCTGGAGTAACAACTGAGATTGTAGGTAACGTAACAGACCTACCAACCGATTTCACACCCACTCACAACGGCACTGAATGGAACTTTGTTCATGCTGCTTTGTCTGATGACACTGCTACTAGCTTCACTCCTCCATCTACAATGGGTGTAGTAACTATTATAAATGATGACGAGCCATCTACGTTTGGCACAGTCTCTTATCGAACAGACACCCCATCAACGGCCTTGCTATCTGGTGGTGGTGATCTTGAGGTGACTACAGGTGCTTTAACAGGAACAACTGGCAACAACCTTAAAGTCACAGTTTCTGCTAATTCCGCAGATGGAAAAATTTACATTGAGGCTAGAAAAGGCGCAAGTAACATTACCGCCCTAATCCAATCAACTGTATTTGGAGTTTAATGCGCCTCGTGCGTGGACAGTCCAGCCAAGGAGATAAAAATGGCTCTTACTAAAACAACTATCAACGACAAGATTGAGGTTCTGCAAATGGCTTCAGGTTATCCTATTGTGCAGGTACGTACAGCAACAATCATTGCAGAAGATGACGTAGAGATTTCACGTACATTCCACCGCCATGTGTTGACACCTGATGCTGATCTTACAGCAGAGGATGCAGACGTAGTGGCTATCGCCACCTCAGTGTTCACTACCACAGCTAAGGCAGCATACGCAGCTGCTCAGTCTGAAGGGGTTTAATCATGGCTAATGTATCAGAATCCCTAGCTGCTAACGGTAGCACAGCTGCCTTGCAGATTATTGGTCACTTCAACCTCTCCTTGTCAGGTACATGGGGTGCTACAGTCACTGTAGAACGTAGCTGGAACCAGACTGACTGGTTTGCTGTAGACACCTTCACAGGCAACTACGAAGGCGTAGGCTTTGATGCTGAGGAAGTCTTCTACCGTGCTACTGTATCTGGCTATGCCTCAGGTACTGTTGTCATTCGTATCTCAGACAACCGTAACTTCGGTGCTAAAGACGTATTCGTCCAGTAACTAAAGGCTAACTAATGAGACAGATTAACGAAATCTTTATCCATTGCTCTGCTACACAACCTAAGTGGATGGCATCTAATAGCTGTCAACAGAAGGTGGAGGAGATTCGTCGGTGGCACACAGATAAAGGGTGGTCAGATATTGGCTACCACTTTGTTTTAGATCGTCAGGGTGACGTGTGTGTAGGCCGTCCAGTAGAACGTGTTGGTGCTCATGCTAAGGGTCACAACTCCAACTCTATTGGTATCTGTCTTATTGGTGGTTTTGGTTCTGATGCAGACGATAAGTTTGAAGAACACTTCACAGACCTTCAACGTAAAGCCCTGGATAACCTTATCAAGGACTTGACAGACACACATAGCAATGCTAAAATACGTGGACACAACGAAGTATCTTCTAAAGCATGTCCAGGTTTTCGAGTAAAGGAATACCTTGATGGACAATCCAAAGCCAAAGAAAACACTGAAGAGGGAGGTAGCAGCCCTACTGTTGGCGGTCCTACTCCTGTTGATCTTCTTATGGGTCTTCTTCGGAAACTTATTGGCGGGTGAAGCTGTAAAGGTTCTTAACCTACCTATACTTACATTTGCTGGTGCAGCCTTTGGCTTAGACTCAGTAGTCAAACAATGGAACATTAGTAATAAATGAGTGTAACCCTTGCTCAAATTAGACAGGCATCTGAGGATGATCTAGCTACGTTTATTAAACTCGTAGCACCTGAGCAAATCTTGGGTCAAGCTCATGAGGACGTATGTTCTTGGTGGACACGAGCAGACCATAAGTCACACCAACTACTCTTGTTCCCTCGTGACCACGGTAAGTCTCGTCTTGTAGCTTATCGTGTAGCATGGGAACTAACTAAAGACCCTACCCTACGTATCCTCTACATCTCAGCTACAGCTAACCTAGCAGAGAAACAACTAGGCTTCATTAAGTCTATCCTTACTTCTGAGACGTACCGCCGTTACTGGCCTGAGCATGTCAACAAAGAAGAGGGCAAAAGAACTAAGTGGACCAACTCAGAGATTATGTTGGACCATCCTGAACGTAAGAAAGAGAATGTACGTGACCCCTCTGTTTTCACTGGTGGCCTTACTACATCCCTTACAGGTATGCATTGTGACATCGCAGTCCTTGACGATGTGGTGGTATATGAGAATGCCTACACCAATGAGGGCCGTGAGAAGGTTAAGAGCCAGTACTCTCTTCTCTCATCTATCGAAGGTGCTAATGCTAAAGAGTGGATCGTAGGTACTCGTTACCACCCCTCTGACTTGTACAATGATCTGATGCAGATGACTGAGGACCAGTATGATGCAGACGGTAACAAGGTATCAGAAGAGCAAATCTACGAGGTGTTCGAGAGAGCAGTAGAGGATCGGGGAGACGGAACTGGAGAGTTCTTGTGGCCTCAGCAGCAACGTAAGGACGGTAAGTACTTCGGCTTTACCATGCAGATTCTAGCTAAGAAACGTGGTCAGTACCTAGATAAGTCTCAGTTCCGAGCACAGTACTACAACGACCCTAGTGACCCAGACAACGTACCTGTTGACCGTACTAAGTTCCAGTACTACGAACGTAAGCACCTCACACAAGAGAATGGCTTCTGGTTCTACAGAGACCGTAAGCTAAACATCGTAGCCTCTATTGACTTTGCTTTTAGTCTATCTAAGAAGGCTGACTACACAGCTATTGTTGTAGTTGGTGTAGACCACATGAATAACATCTATGTCCTAGACATTGATCGTTTCCGTACTGACCGTATCTCTGAGTACTTCGATCACATCTTTCAGCTGTCAGCTAAGTGGTCATTCCGTAAGATGAGAGCCGAGGTTACAGTAGCACAACAGGCTATCGTTAAGCAGCTTAAAGAACTAATCAAGCAGCACGGTATGTCCATCAGCATTGATGAGTATCGTCCTAACAAACACCAGGGTAACAAAGAAGAACGTATCGCAGCTACCCTTGAGCCACGTTATGATAACCTTCAGATTTGGCACTACCGAGGTGGTAACATTCAGACACTCGAAGAAGAGTTGTCAATGAGACACCCACCCCACGACGATATTAAAGATGCCCTTGCCTCTGCTATCGACATTGCTGTCAAACCTTCTCAGCAAGTTAAGAGAACAAGAAGCAGTAACATTGTTTGGGCTAACAACAAATTCCGAGGAGCAGGCTAAATGGCTGGCGAAACTATCGAACTACAACACATGCTTGGCCCTGACCACATGGCTGTTGAGATTGCTACTCGTTGGCAAACTTGGTCTAACCTTCGTCAGAGTAAGTTAGAAGAGTGGAAAGAGCTACGGAACTATCTGTATGCTACTGATACTAAGACAACTAAGAATGCTATGTTGCCTTGGTCTAACAGCACCACTACACCTAAGCTGACACAGATCATGGACAACCTCCATGCTAACTACTTTGCTACTCTGTTCCCACAGCAGAAGTGGATGCGGTTTGAGGCTGACACACGGGACAGCAACGTCAAAGCTAAACGTGATGTAATCCAAGCCTACATGAATAATAAGGTTCGTCAGTCTAAACTTGTAGACACTGCCTCAGATTTGTTGTATGATTACATTCAGTATGGTAACTGCTTTGCTACAGTAGCTTGGGAAGACAACTACCAAGTTAAAGAAGCTGGTGATCTTGTAGTCAACTACGTTGGTCCCAAGGTTGTTCGTATCTCTCCTTACGATCTATGCTTTAACCCTACTGCCTCTAGCTTTGAGAAGGCTCCTAAGATTATCCGTTCCATCAAGACACTTGGTGAGATACGAGCAATGATTGAGAACGATCCTTCTAACTCTCACCTTGAGGGTGTGTTCACTAAGATGCTGGGTGCTCGTGCATCAGTCCGTGGTGCAGACAGTGAGTACAAGGCTGACGGCTTTATTGCTGATGGCTTCTCATCTATCCAAGAATACTACGAGTCTGACTACGTAGAAATCCTCACCTTCTACGGTGACTTCTACGACACAGCTGAAGGCAAGCTACATAGTGATCGTATCATTACTGTTGTAGACCGTGCCTACGTACTAGCTAACGAGGAGAACCCTAGCTGGTTGGGTAGTGCTCCTATCTTCCACGCAGGGTGGCGTCCACGTCCAGACAACCTCTATGCGATGGGTCCACTGGATAACCTCGTAGGTATGCAGTACCGTATCGACCACCTTGAGAACCTTAAGGCTGATGTCTTCGATCAGATCGCCTACCCAATCATGAAGATTCGTGGTGACGTAGAGGACTTCGACTTCGAACCTGGTGCTCGTATCTATCTAGGTGAAGATGGTGACGTAGGTTACTTAGCACCTGATGCTACAGCCTTGCAAGCAGACCTGCAA